GATGACTCCCTCCTTTGTTGCGGGTTCACGACTGATGAAGATGAACTCGAGTTGTTCGAACTTGTAGGATCCGTACCCCTGCGCCACGACCGAGAGCCACGGAAAAGTGGCTGGGTCGCCGGCGTTGATACGGTAACTCTTGGTTTGGAACTGCTCCCCGAGGGTGCCTGCATCGACGTTGATGGTTGCATCGCCGACGAATTCGCAGTTGGAGACAGTCTCTCCAGCTGCATGGTACCCTCGCTTGGGAACACCAGACACCAGCCGTGCGTGGCGAGCCAGCGGTGTGCCTCCGCTCTGTCCGATCCCTGATGGGACCGGACCTCGCTGAGAGGGTTGCTTGGCTCGCTTGACATTTGGTGCCTTGGCCGTCTTCTTCTTCTTGGTCATGAGTTGTGCGGGTGCTTTCGCTCCCACGTGGTTGGATTGCCCAGCTCCTCCTACTGGGCAAATGTTTCGGCAGACGCCGTCGCCCAGCCAGACGCCAGGATCGTGCTAAGATCCTGCCCCAAAGTGGGGCTGTGCCGATTATCGCTGTTGAACTGTCTCATCAGTTGTCTGCGATCGTCGGCCTGGTTGTCAAGCAGCTTATGAAGGCTGCGAGACGTGTCTGCTGGGTAAATTTTGTCTGAGGTTATGATCTGGCTGCAAAACTCGACGTGATCATGGGAGAGCTTGGTATACTCTCGCAATTCCTTGCCCAGGAGCGCATAGCGCTCCCTTGCGTTGGGGAAAGACGTCTCGTTCGCGTCGTCGCCCATGGCGACGACGAAATCAGCTCCTGCCCACCAGCCGGCTTTCACGCGAATGCGCGAATTTCCAGAGCTGGTGTTGAATTGGCCGCTGATCTGCTGTCCAGGTTCGGTTTTGGCGTACATATCACCGTTTGAAAGCACGTACACGGCGTTTGAGATGCAGTAGTTCATGGCGCGCAAGCAAGTATGGTACTTGGTACCAACCGCGTTCGCGAGCATCGCTCTGTCATCCGCCTCGTGCATGTGTTCCCAGTGTTGGACAGTTTTGTCCCACCCTTTGATGTCTGAGGCATACAGGTTACCTTCGTCCAAATGCTTTAGGAGTGGGGTTCTGATTAGCGCAATATCATCATCGGAGAAACCAATCCCAGGCTTGCTGGGGATAAGGTTCCAAAGTCGGATCTCTGTCTTGTTCTGTTTGGTGCTTAACACGCGTTGGATAATTTGATCCACCACTGAGACCTGATAAATCAGGCGCCAGTTACCGGTGGCAGATTTTCTTTCCGCGTTCAGTTCTTGCTTCACACTAACCGCCGCAGGGTCCACGAAGCCGTGGGCCACGAGTTCTGCTGAGGTCAGCTTCTCAAGTTCTGAGCCATATTCGAGTATCATTGTCAGTCTGGCAATCACCACGAGAACTATCTCCGCATGAATAGCATCGAACAAGGCCTTATTGGTTCCGTATGCATTTCTGCACGGGGCTCCTGGGGTCTTATCCAGCACCACTGCGTTGATGGCCTCATAAATGAGTACCGTAATTGGGGTCGGCTCTCCGAGCATCATCTTGTCTAATGCATCATTGAGCTTGGTCATGTCGATGTGCGGGTATTCTGTCGCTACGCGCGCACTCGTTTCGTGATAGGTGTCAGGTTCGGTTTTCCGCTGGAAACACCCCGCGGACAGGCTGAGCGAGTGTAGCTCGGCCTTTGAGT